AAGATTACTAAGGTTGTAAAAACCAATACTGTTGAAGTTAACACTACTATGGAGCAATAATGGCTAAAATGAGTGCAGTTTACATGGACATCTGCGACATGTATACAGATGGTATGGATGAGTCAGAGATCGCTGAAGTCTTATCGCTTCAGTACGACATTGACTTGGACTTTGCTTATAACTTGATTGATGAGGTGTTAGATGCGGAAGATCTATACGGAAACTAAAGACTATGACTTCGACGTAGAGCCAAAGCGTAAGCGCGGCCGTAAGAAGAAGGACGAGGAACTGCTCGACGATGATCTCCAGTACTGGGGCGACTCGAAGGACTTTGCCAATGACTATGTCAGCGATGTAGCCTATGGCACTACGAGGTTTGACAACGATTGGGACTGACCATATGGGCATAGTTTATATAAATAATAGATCAACCAAAAAGAAGGCTAATAAAAAGCCTGGTTGGAAACAGGTTGAGGCCGAGTATGAGCAATGGCTAATGAAGCATGGTACTCATCCGTCTCAGAGGAAGAAGGAGCAGCCAGAGCCGTATGTATCTCCAAAAGAAACATATGTCCGTGAAACTCCATATTATCCAAGTCTATCCACTGGCAGAGGAGAGACGTCTAAAGCGAAATCACATCAGTACACTGGCGACTACTTTGTCGGCATTGCCACTATGCACAAGTCTAACTTAGTGCCTGTTGGCCGAGAGCAAGATGCTCGGGACTATGCCACTATGCGGAGGAACTAATATGTTCGAACATTTGACGATCAGCATGATGATTGCAACCAGCGGCATCTCGTTGCCGGCAATTAGTAAGGCTGAAGTCGAGTGCTTAGCGAAGAATGTTTACTATGAAGCACGAAACCAAAGTGTGCAAGGACAGTTCGCTGTCACGCACGTTGTCCTTAACAGAGTAAAATCAGATAGGTATCCAGACACACCATGTAAAGTAATCAAGCAAGCAAAGGTGAAATGGGGTGTCCCAGTCATTGATGCTTGTCAGTTCTCATGGTTCTGCGACGGAAAACCAGATGATCCACTTGAGAAAGATGTTTGGGATCGATCATTGCAAGTTGCACTTGATGCCTACATGGTCCATCATATAGGGTTTGATGTCACAGATGGCGCAACTCACTATCATGCTGCGTATGTCAAGCCATGGTGGAGAAAACACTACGAAAAAGTAGCGAAGATCGGAGATCATATCTTCTATCGACCTCGTCCAGCCACGTAAGCATGTACATACCATAAATTCTATGGTATAATAATGTGAATACAATATGGAGCGTTGAATGGCTAAACCTCGTAAACCAATCGTTCGTGCGAAGACTGGACTTCGCGGCGTCCCTACGACCAGCTTCCGTAACATGAAATATTATTTTCATACGGATCTTGACAAGAAGCAGGTCAGCGACGTTATCAAGTCATATGTGAAGTCTAACTTTCCTAAACGTGACGTTGAGATGATACTCGCGAACCCTGAGTATCAGTTCACCATGTTCTCTCATCTTGCAGCTGCAGCGTATTGGATTACTCTCAAGCTGCCTATCGATGAAGAGATCGTCGAGTTCCAAGAAGGTTTAACAAGACACTTGTTAGAGCTGAAAGAAAAAGGCAAAGACATCTTATCTACGCGTAAGCAGCAAGAGAAAGCCGCAAAGAACGTAATCATCTTTCAGCCACGTGATAAGATCTTGCAGAAGCTTGACTTCACCGTCTTCGAAGACTTATATAAGCTTGAAGACGATTGGCATGCAGGTGTACAAAGCTCGTACGATATGTTTACTGCGTTTAAGATCCATGGATTGCCTACGAGTGCCATCTCTCATGTATTGCCTGTCGTCAAGAGACACTATGATGAGTACGCAGAAGTCTATGCGAAAGAAGACAAACAACTCGTAGAAGCTTATAGTCATTTATCTCGTAAAGTGGTCAAGCATCGTATGGATCAATACAAGAAGATGCTTGATGACTTAGATCGATTGAAAGCGACAGTCAAGGCTACGCGGTTGCCTCGAGCAAAGAAGCCTAAGGCGCTTGATAAACAGGTCGCGAAGGTGCAGTATAAGAAAGAAGACAACGAGTTTAAGTTGGTCTCTATCAATCCTGTGAAGATCGTAGGTGCATTTAGGCTTTACGTCTTCAATACTAAGTATAAGTCATTGACTGAACTCGTGACTGAAGATGTAAATGGCTTTGAGATCTCAGGTACATCGATCAAGAACTTTAGTGTTGAACTGAGTCGTTCTGTTAAGCTACGTAAGCCAGATGAGTTCTTAAAGGTAGTCATGAATAAGACACCTAAGCAGATCGATGCTGAATGGTCTAAGCTTACGACGAAGACTGGAGCGGCAAACGGCCGACTCAACGCAGACACGATCTTATTGAAAGCAATTGCAAAATGAAAGTTTATATTGGTCCTTATAAGAACTGGTTTGGTCCACATCAACTGGCTGAGAAGTTATGCTTCTGGGCTAGGAAGAATATTGTTGATGAATACGGTATGAGAGACTACCCCGAATATGTCTTCAAGCTCGGGGAGTTCTTGGCCTATGGCAAGTGGCGCGGTATCGATGATATTCCTACTAGTAAGAAAAGCCTGTTTGTTGAAAGTGAGCAACCTACATGGTTGTATCGGTTTTTAGAACGAGTTGAATCTAAACGTAAACGTAATATCAAGATTCGAATTGACGAGTACGATACGTGGTCAATGGATCATACACTCGCTTTGATTGTACTACCGCTACTCAAGCAACTTAAAGAAACCAATCACGGTTCTCCTCATGTCGACTTAGAGGATTTACCGCCTGAAATGAGAATGACCAGCACTCAAGATTGGGATGATCAAATAGTGTTTGACTTCTACAATGATCCTGAATTGACAAAACAAAATATTCAATGTGATACTCACGATCGTTGGAACTGGGTGATGGATGAGATGATCTTTGCGTTTGAGTTTATATTGAATGAGGACGATCGCTATTCACTCGATTTTAATGTAGAAGTAGAAGATCGAGTGTCAAACGGGGTTAGATTGTTTGGCAAATATTACAGAGGGTTGTGGGACTAATGGCCATGAAAGAATATCAGTTAACAGTAGATTATGATCAAGTAGATCATATCGTGAAAAGTGAATTACGACAACTATTAAACAACATGAAACGAGAACTTGAGATCTTAGAATCTTCTCATCAGCAACGTATGGTGATTTGGAATCATGACGAATCTATTGAAAGAGCCATGATTAAAGAACACATTAATTCAGCCAAGCTCTTGCTTAAGTATTATGGAGAGCGTGATGACGGTTGAAGATAACTTCTTAAATAAACAAAAGTTTTCTATGTTAATAGAAGAGACGGTCTTGAATAGTAGACTGTCTTATATGGATGCTATCATTGATGTATGTGAGAAACACTTTATCGATCTTGAAGACGTTCGTAAGTTCGTATCACCTGCAATCAAAGATAAGCTAGAGGCAGAGGCTCGTGAGCTAAATTACTTGCCAAAGCTAAATTCACTACCGTTTGATGATATATAATATGTACAACATCAAAAAGGTGTGGTATAATACTTCAGTAACATTTCAGTTATACAAAGGAAAATACAATGTCATTCGAAAATCTTAAGCGCAATCGCGATCAAATCTCCAAACTGGTTCAGGCCGCCGAAAAAGTTGGCGGAGGTCAAACTGAACAAAAATCCTACGAAGACAATCGAATCTGGAAACCCACTGTCGACAAGGCAGGTAACGGTTATGCCGTACTTCGCTTCTTGCCTGCAGCTACTGGTGAAGATTTGCCTTGGGTCCGTTATTGGGACCATGGCTTCAAAGGACCTACTGGTTTGTGGTACATCGAGAACAGTTTGACGTCTATTGGTCAACCTGATCCAGTCGGCGAGCTGAACAGCAAGCTATGGAACTCAGGCTCTGAAGACGACAAAGAGACTGCTCGTAAGCAGAAGCGTCGATTGCACTATGTCGCTAACGTCTACGTCGTCAGTGACTCTGCAAACCCAGACAACGAAGGTAAAGTCTTCTTGTTTAAGTTTGGTAAGAAGATCTTTGACAAGATCATGGATGTGATGCAGCCTCAGTTTCAAGACGAAAAGCCAGTCAACCCATTTGATCTATGGGAAGGCGCTGACTTTAAGTTGAAGATTCGTAATGTTGAAGGCTATCGTAACTACGATAAGTCTGAGTTCTCTTCACCTTCTCCGTTGTCAGAAGACGATGCAAAGCTTGAAGCCATCTATGGTAAGGTGCACCCTCTCAAAGAGTTCACCGATCCTAGCAACTATAAGTCATACGCTGAGCTGAAGGCAAAGCTGATGCGAGTGCTTGGCCAAGAAGTTGAAGGTGGTGTACCTACGATGCGTGAAGAACGTGTCATGAATGAGCCAGTATCGGCTCCAGCACCTCGTCAACCAGTCGCAGCTTCTCAAATGGAAGATGATGACGACGATACGATGAGCTACTTTGCTAAGTTAGCAAACGAAGATTGAGGTAGAAAGTAAGAACGTTACGACGTTCTCATAACCCCAAAAGGCGGCTCTGGTAATCAATACCAGAGCCGTTATTACGAGGAGCTTCCAGAACCACCTGGACCTCTTGGGGAGGGGTAGCCTATAGCCCAACATAGGCCCCAGGGCTCCGCAGCGCCAGGGAGCTCCTGGCCGATAGAACCTTAGTATTACAAAGGTACGCCATATCCCCTGGTGGCATAGAACGGATCATGGTGATCGAATACTGGAGGAGAAGGTAAGACGAGTCCTTGGTTACTCGTGTTCACGTTGTTCACTACCTTACTTGAACCGTCTTGCATGATGACCACTGGCTTGTTACTTGTTGCTCTTGATTCTCTATTCAATGCAGTCAGTGCGGGAGCGGTCTGAGGCATAGGCTTGCTGATTGCAGGTTGAGGGATCGGTTCGCCTACACGTTTGGCCATTCCTCCAGGGACAAGGCCGCGAGTCTTTGGCTTTAGCTTACGACTCTCTAATAAACTCTTTGCTTGTTCTGTTAGGAAGCGATCGACTGGATTTCCGTCAGGCGTGCGAATCAATCCTTCAGGTGCATCTTCAGCTTCAGCAAAGTCTTCTTGCGCAGCTATAAACTTCTTCAAGTCTTCTTCATTCAAAGCAGGTAAGCCATTCTTTTCGATCTCAGCTTTAAGCTTTGCCCATTCTTCAGCTTGTACCTTACCTTTGTAGGTTGCATATCCGATCGCAGCTGCGGTTGCACCAAGACTAAGAGTCGCTGCGCCTGTCGCTGACGCCGCATAAGCTGCGCCAGTCTTCAACCCGCTTGCAGCTGCAGTGGCTCCAGCACCTACGACTGCTTTTCCCTTTTCAAGAGCGGTTTTACCAAGCTCTTTCGCACTATCTAGGAACTTACTAAATCTTCCTCCTTTACCTTTACCGCCTTTACCTTTATCTTTACCTTTATCTTTATCTGGGTCACCTGGGCCACCAACGTCAGTCAATCCACCGCCCATACCGCCAACAACCTTTACGTACATCGGGTTTGTTATGGTACCAAGTTGTCGCACTTCAAGTGGACTTTTTCCTAATGGACCTTTTCCTTTTGGTCCCCCCGTCAGCTTATCAACACCAGTCGTGACGAGGTCTTTCACACTACCAAGCGCGCTCATCACAATACCTCTTCCTGTCTTGGTAAACGCGATCAATCCTGCTAGACCAAATGCAAGTCCGTCTAAGTTTTCAAGCGCGCCTTTAAAGTCACCTGCAGTGAGTCGTTCGATCCCTTTGAATAGCTTTCTGAACAAGCCAAAGAAGTCAGTAACGAGTTGTTCCCAGTTTTCTTCTAAATACTTGTATACCGTCGTTGTCTTAAACCACTTGATGATAGGCTCAAGCGCTTTGTAAATATTCTCGAAGGTGCCTTTGATAGATTCCCAGTTATCGTAGATCAAGTATAAAACAAAGCCTATGGCACCTCCTCTTAAGAAGAGTCTGGCAAAACTCATGATAGAGGTGATGAGAGGAGTGAGAGCTGTCAAGCCTAACATGCTACTGATGGTGCCTACAGCACCGCCGATCATGCCAGCGATCCCGCTAAAGATGCCTCCAAGACCTGAACCGCCTTTCATCTCGCCACCACCTGCACCACTCTTGGCACCGGCCCTTGACTTTTGTTGACTAGCCTCTCGTTCCTTCTCGAGGTTATCAAGCTTTGAAGCCTTTGCTGTCTCTATCAGATAAGAAATATTAGACCTTACCGCTTTTGTCTCGTCAAGCGTCTGAGATTGGATCTCGTTCTGCTTTTCGAGAGTAGCGTTGATCTGTGCTAGAGTTATTAATGCCATGTTTTTATCCTTGTTGCTGGCGTCTTATCTGGTCGTTCTTTTCTTTTACATCCTCGATCAACATAATCAAATAAATCTCCCTCTCCCAAGGTAACATGCTTTCTAATTCTGTAAGAGAGTAGTGAAACTCTTGTAAGAGCTGAAAGTTCACCTTATAGTAGTTCTCTAAGGATTCATGAGAGAGGCATACTAAAAAAAATCTTCGAGGCCCTCCAAGTGTCTTTCGTTTTCATGTTCACAGTTGATACACTTGAACTTGAGCGTGTGTTCCATCTTCGGGATGTCTTGCACAAAAGAAGCAACCTTCTCAAACTGATTAGCTGTCAGAGACTCGATGAATCGAATGACTTCTTCTCTTGGCTCATCTGAGATGTTGATGATCTCATCATCAGTCTTGACTGATTCGATACATGCGATCACGATGTCGACCAGCGATTCGGCCATCGAGTCATTGCCTAAGATCTTAGGATTCTTGAGGAAGTAGTTGTAGTCAGGGTACTTCATCTTCATCGTGATCTGGTCAGTCAGTTGAACGTCCATATCCTTCTTAGGGACCTTCATCTTGATGTCTTCGAGGTTTACTTTCACCTCGTTATGAGTCTCACACTCAGTACACTGGATGTTTAAGTCTACGACTTCACCTACAGACTTTGCTCTGATCTGTGTAAACAGATAGTCAGCATCAAAGGTCGACAACTTAGCCGCGCTGATGCCTTCAGTACATGAGTCTAAGGTATCGAGCATCGCTTGGATGATCGCTTGCTTATCTTGCGATTCATATGCGATCAACAATACCTTTTGTTCTTTGACAAGGAACGGACGAAAACGAACCGTCTTTCCTGTTGACGGGATCTTTACTTGATACCGTGGGGTTGTGTTTAACTGTGGTAACGCCATGATTTACTCCTTTTCACGTCAACCAAAAATCTGACCTGGGTTAATGTCTATATTCAAGAAATTCTGAGACGGCTTAGCTGTTCTCCAGTTCGTGTAAGATAACTGGACAGTGACTCGTACGAGTCCGTCTTGTTCGTTCGAAAAGTCAATCTGTTGTACAGTCGTAGGAAATGCTTCTAACAGTTCTACTGTGTACACTGATCCACCGCCAACGCCGATGTTCACTCTGATAGGACCAAGTCCACCTGAAAGACCTAAGAGTGGCTTTCTCAGCTGATGGATCTTCACTGTCTTTGCATAGTCTTTCTTGTATCCTGGTTCATATGTCTCGCCATTGAATACGGTGTTCATCCAACCATCAAAATAATGCTTTACGCCATAGTCGTTCAACAAGTAAAAGGACATGCTCACATCATCGACAGCGTATCCGTATGCTACCTTTTCAACCGTGGTGCCTATCCTCTTTTCTTGAGTAAGCATCTGTTTTCCAGGCAAAGTGACTGTCTCGCACAACACATTAAGTTCACGAGTACTTGGACTTGGAGTTCCGGTCAACCCCGGGATGCTAGGAACAAAAGACGCGAGTTGGCCTAAGAGACCGCCTCCAAACAACCCGCCTCTGCCCAGGGGCGGGAGCTCAACTAAAAAGTTATTGTTACGAGCAAAGCCTAGCTTGGCAGAGGCAATACCTTTCAACTCGTCAATACTTGGCATTACAGTACCATCCTTCGTGAATCTCTGTAAACAGTGTTGAAGGTTGCCTTCTTCCACTGGGCTGTTGGTAAAAACGTCGCGATCTCCCATTCAGGAGCATCTACTCTACCGAACCTGCCTTTTACGTGGTCAAGTAAGTAGTGTTTCCAACATGGTTTAAAATATCTTAGCTTACGCATACGATTCAACACTTCATATCGTATTCTAAACTTAGTCGTCTCATCGTATGCTTTATTATTCGTGATGTCCATCAGCGCGTCTAACATCTTTGCGCGAAAGATCGGCGGAAGATAATGTAAGTTTAAACCATAAAATCCGCCAGGCGCAGGACCAACGAGGATAATCAAAGGGAATTTATCATAGTAAGGTAAGTCGTCCTTCGTCTTTGGGTCATAGAAGAACATGAACATTCGACCAATAAGGTCTCTTGTATATCTCGGTTGTTCTAGAGATATGACATCTTCTCGCATCAACGCTGATCGATTGATACTCCTCATGTTCGCTACTTTTCCCATGAACCATGCACGAGACTCCTTTGTACGCGGGTTAATGCCAGCTCGAAAAGCTTCTTGTGATAGTTTTTGAAATAAGTTACTCATACCCGATATTTATATCGGTTTCTTCGGTTTAAACGGTGGCAATGGCTTTATTGGCTTTAAAACAGGCATGATCTTCATCTTCTGCAGCGTCTTCTCTGTCCATATCTCAAACTTCCAGCCACGATCATCTGCATAAGACTTTGCTGCTTCCCACTTATTCATATTCTTTACATAAGTCAAGCCTTCGGTGATGTATTGTCTCGTCTTTCTTTTACCCTTTGGAGGTCGTGTTTCTTTATCTGGTTTTATCTCGATCAGATAAGTAGACCCATCAGTAAACTTGATCTTGAGGTCTGGAAAATAACGATGGTACTTCTTATCGACATCATAATAGTATGGTATGATGATCTCTTCAGAGCTCCATTCTTTTACCGATGGTTGAGTATCACACCACTTAAAACAAAGCATTTCCCAGTGAGAACGGTATATAACGTTTGTATGATCGCCTTTATACTTTTCTTTATTCAATACTTTGTACCTACCTGAGTACGTAGCCACCTTTCCTCCCTGGGATATAAATAACATTGAGTTAATCCAACCTATCTATAGGGTTTTACATGGCAACAACAGGCGGATACGGGTATTCAAGAGTAGATGACGCTCCTACACAGACAGCTGAACAAAAAGAAGCAGCGGTTACACCTAGCGTCAACGATGGGCAAAAAGCTGGACAAGCGGCTCAAACGAGAGTTCTGAAATACCCAGTCGACAATCAAGATCGTCATCGCGGTAAGATCACCTTTCAAGCGGTGAAAGTGCATCCTGCGGATGTCACCGTAGATCAAGAGCTAATAGCTGAGGTGGTGAAAATAGATTCTCCTGTAAGAGAGAGTGAAGCTACAGACGAAGCAAAAAAATCTAGCTCTCAGGCTGACGTACGAAAAGTAGACAATGCCATCGAAGCTCAGAAAAAGCAAAAGGCAGCAGAGAAAAGTAAGATTGCTGTAGCTCCGATGAGGATGGAGATCTTGAACGGCGAAAGAGCAGAGATGTATATTCCTGTGTCTTTCGTAGTGACTGATGCGATTGCTTATGAGAACGCAGAGTTCGGGGCTGCAGGTACTGCTGGATTACAAGCATTGCAAAATACCGGAGATGTGTTATCAGCTGCAAAGACTGCTATCACCTCTGGTATCTCTAGCTTAACAGATATGTTTGCTACGGGTGGATCATTAAACGGTATTGCAGCTCGCGTTGCGCTTGGCCGTGGAGCAGCACTTATCCCAAACCAAAAAGCAAGAAACATCATTGAAAACGCAGCACAAGTTGCTGTGAACCCTAACGTAAGATCTATTTTCCGTAACGTGGCTCTCAGAGAGTTTCAGTTTCAGTTTAAGCTGATACCTACTTCTGCTGCAGAATCAAAGGAGATCAAAGACATCATTCGTTTCTTTCGTAAGCATGCATATCCAGAATCTTTTGATGTGAAAGGCGTGTCTCTTGCATTCTTGTATCCAAACATGTTTAAGATCAATATCTCGTATAATGGTCAACAAGTAGGTACACGTATCAAGCTAGCATACCTTCGTAACATCAGTGTTAACTATAACGCCACGTCTTCAAGCTTTCATGCAGATGGTTCTCCTACTGAATATGACTTGTCTCTTGCCTTTGTTGAGCATAAGACGATCACTCGTGAAGACATCGTTGGAGCCACAAATCCATCAACTACAAACTATAGTCAAGATGACGCGCGCGTATTAGACATTGGGAGTGGCTTCTAAATGGCATCATACTTTCAAAACTTTCCAAAGACTCTTTATAAGTTTGCAAACTCGACTGAGAGTGTTCTCTTTCAAGATCTTTCTTCTTACTCTGACATCATTGATAACATCAAGAGTTCAGTCGCGACTTATACAAAATACTACATCTTAGACAATGAAAGACCCGATCAGTTGTCTTATAAGTTGTATGGAACTACAGCCTTTTATTGGACCTTCTTCATCATGAACGATAATATTCGCGAACAAGGTTGGCCGTTATCTTCTCGTGAAATTAGTTTAAAAGCCGAAGCCGAATACCCGAATACCGTACTTACGACAAAGACTGTACTGACAGATAAGATGAAGCCTGGTCAACTTGTCCGAGGGTTTAGTTCAGCAGCTCAAGGTTATGTCGCACATAGACACTTAGACTTGGGTCAAATCGTCTTGAGAAACGTGACTGGAACGTTCACGACTGGAGAGTCATGCTTTAGTATCACTGATGATGGTCTTGAAACTATTGATGCGATCACTCACGGCCCAGAGTATATTTCTGCACATCATTATGAAGATGCGAATGGAGTATGGACAGACTTTGATCCTACGGTTGGTCCTGGCGCATTACTCACTGAAGTCACGTACCTTGATCGACTACACTCATTAAATGATGTTCTCAAAGAGATCAAGGTAATCAAGAGAGAGAACGTCTTTGAGATTGCAGAGTATTTTAACGAAGCATTAAGACAGTAATGGCAGTTGCACCTAACTTAGAGACAGTCGCTGGCTTTATATTCAAAGAAGTCACGATCAGCTCTGCTCGTCTTCCAATAGATGTAAGGATTGAGAACGTAGTCTCAGACCTAGACATCTATGAACACATTGATAAACCATACTTGACTGGTTCTATCGTATTCAACGATACAGAAAGCATATTCTCGAATATTGACTTTATCGGTGGAGAGACTATCAATATCGTTTTAGAGAGCACGCGTCAAGGTTCTGTAGAGATACGAAAGAATTTTTATGTTGTATCGATCATCAACGCCATCAAGGTCAATGATAATAACCAAACGATAGCTCTAGCGCTCGTAGAAGATATTGGGTATAAGTCTAACTTATTCTCTATCAGTAAAGCATACGATGACGTGGGCTTTCGCATGATAGAAAACATTGCGCGTGAATACTTAGGAAGAGAAGTCATCAAGGTAGGTGATGAATTCCAAGAAAAGTTTAGAGTGATCGTCCCGTACTTGAACCCTATTGATGCGATGTGTTGGATTCGCAACAGGTCAACGAACAAAAATGGATTACCTTTCTACTTGTATTCTACTCTTGTAGGAAATAGTCTGGTGTTTAAAGATCTTGGCACGATACTTGAAAGCTTAGTAATGAATAAGACAAAGCCTTACTCATACTGGCAATCAGCATCGACTTCAGATGATACTACGACCCAGAGAAGAACGATATACAGCTATTCATACACCAAAGCAGAAAACCTATTTAGGTTAATCGATGATGCAGTAGTAGGAGCTGGATATACGTATTTGAATACTTTGACTGGTGCACATAGGTCAATAAAGTTTGACGTAATGAAAGACGTATTTAATCCCATGCTCGACAATGCTACGGTGGGTAATAAGCCGAAGTCTTTCCCGTTTGATCCTAAGTTTAATCATGAGAATATCCCGTATAACGAGCTATCAAGTAGACAGATAACTCAAGTATCTTCTGCTGGTGTCTTTAATGAAGGAAATATGGCTGCGCTCTCATACTCAGCTGAACGAACTGATGCTGCATACAAGAGAAGAGCTGCTTCAAGGGCCGTAAATAAATTTTTAGGTAAGGCAGCGCTGAACGTCGTCGTGAATGGCTATGACTTCTTAGATGGAGAAAATAATACTACCATCTCAAATAAGATAAGGCTTGAGTTCATAAAGAGCTCAACTCCAAAAGAAGGAGACAATCGTAAAGATCCTAAATTATCTGGAGACTATGTCATATATGCTACTCGTCATATGTTTAAACGCGAGAGATACGACATTGCGCTTAATTGTGTAAAGATTGGTAACACATGATACCACAAAGTTATATCAACTATTATGGCGATCAAACGCGATGGTTCATCGGCACTGTCGTAAATGTGAATGACCCACTCAAGCTTGGAAGAGTAAGAGTAAGGATCTATGGTGTGCATTCATCCGATGTCCAAGATGTTCCTAACTCATACTTACCTTGGGCTCAGACTGTATTACCTATCACAGAAGGTGGCACTTCAGGTATCGGCGCGACTACTGGGATCAAAGAAAATGCTCAGGTATTTGGCATATTCTTAGATGGAAAATCATCTCAGTTGCCTCTCGTTATTGGTTCTATACCAAAAGTTGAGACCATGTCGAACGAGTCAAAAGAAGCACGCGGCGAGCCAACAGATACTGTAAAGATAGCAGATGGATCTGTGAAGAACAACGTTACTGATGTAGACGCTCGTATGCCAGGAAAAACAAACATTGAGAAAGCTTTTAACTACTTTATCTCAGATGAAGGTGGTACACGCTATGGACCTATACAAGCTTGTGCTATGATCGGTAACTTCATGGTAGAAGCTCCACAGAAGGTGTACCTTACAGGCAAAGATGGTCAACCGCTCTTGAACAGCAGAGGAAGTCGAAGGTTTAAGTACACAGGTGACATTGATCCAAACGCAATATCTGAATTTAAGTTGAAGACTGGAGAGATGGAAGGTTCGATGGGTATTGCGCAATGGAACCCAGCTGAAAATGCTGGTAATCGACTCGGCGCATTGAGGAACTTTGCGGCTGAACGAAACTTACCGTGGAACTCTATGCAAGCACAATGCGCATTTGTGAAGCATGAGTTAGCGAGTGAAAAGACAAGAAGGTATTATAGGACTGATAAGTTCATGCAAACACAGAGTAAGGCAGAAGCTGCTTACTTGTTCGCTCGTTACTATGAGAACCCAATCAGTGAGAAAGGTGCACCTCCTGAATACCCGAAGGGTGATGTGACTCCTGAAGGTTGGGAAAAAAGATATAAGAGTGCATTGGCAGTATTTGAGCGTTTTGTGGAAGATTAAACATGGCGAATAAACCCTACGACAGAGAACAGGACATCATCAATGTGATGAAGAGCAATCCTGGCATGACTCGTGCCGAGGCTGAAGCTCAGATCGATCGTAATACTTCTCTAAATACAAGCCTTACAGCTAGTCTTCTTGGTACGAGTGGTAATCCCACTGCGATATCACCAAACAAGTTAAACATTAACTTAGAAGCTATCATCAAGCGCGCAGGTGTCAACTCGCTCAAGACGACAGGCGATAACGCAAAGATCAAGCGAGATGCGGTTGAAGGCTCAGTGATCGGCGTTACGATGAATCAAAGCGCAGGCGGTTTTCAATCTCTAAGTGTGACTACTTCTGAGGGAGAGACCGTAACTGTTGAACCTACTGTTGCTTTGATGACGAGTTCTGTCGACGGAGGTGGAGTCACCGTCACACGTACTTCTGGGAATAAGACAGAGATTACTACTCTCACTGGTAAGCCTGCCGCAAATGGATTTTTAAATGCGACTATCACTCAAGGTTCTCCAAAGGGTATTGCAAAAGCACTTGAGTTGGCAGTTGGTGCAAGTCCTACTGCGATCAAAGCAAAGATCAAAGAGACTTCAAGCAATGGAGATGTAGCAGAGACTAGCTATAATGTAAACGTAGCGACAGAAGTCACTTCTGATGTAAAGACAGTAACAAAGAAGACATCAAATGCTCTTGCGAACCCATTTGGTTCTTTAAATGGAGCCTTAGGCGGAGCAGCTGGAAACCCATTCGCAAACATATTGGCTAACTTAGGAGCAGTGCTTGGTGGAGCTTTGCCAAAGAATGCTGGACCTACCGCTACGACTACTCAAGTAGGAGCGGTGCCTACTACTCGAGCCAATGAAGGAAAGTCTCAGTTTACTGTTGATAAGGCTCAAGAGTCTAGGAACTTTGCGCTCAACTCGCAACTCACTGGACTTGCTTCTTCTGTGTTAGGCATAAGTCTTCCTATGCCAGTGCCAGGAAAGGCTCAATCTGCTGGTTTTACTGAAGTCACTTCAAAGAACGTCACGATCCCGGGCGTATCGCAAAAGCCAGAAGTCGTTAACATCATCAAGCCTGATGGGTCAACAAATATTAACCAAGCGATCAATAAGTCAGAGACGTTGCCAGAGGCTGTAAAACCGAGCGTGCCTCCTGTACAGATTGCTGTAGGTAAGACTCCAAAGAATTGGAAAGGTAGCTACATTGGCACTAAGTATGAAAACCTAACAATCTCTGCTCGTAAAGTATTGCAATATAGAGAGCTGAAGAAGGAGACTAAAGACTTAGATGCAAAGTATCGTTCCGAGTTTGATACAAAGGTAAAGGGCGGACTCAAGCCTTCTGACCTAGAATATCAATCTTATCAGATAAAATTTAGAGAGACAGCAAAGCTAATCGAAGACTTAGACAAATTGATCTCTGAAGAAGAAGCAAAGAATACGACAGCTGCAAATTCTCAATTAGTTGACAAATATGAGTTTACACATATCAACTCGCAAGAAGAGCTTGAGTCAGAGATGCGTATGTTGGTTGGACCCGGTCAAAGAACGATTACTTGTATGACCATCTATTCTACAAAGACCGGAACGAACCAAGACATCGATATGATGGATCTTCATAAGAAACACGTAAAAGTGCTTGAAAAAGAAAATTTTGACCTTTCTGTATTTGGAGGAACTCAAGCACATTACATGATTCGCAGAGACGGCAGTGTGCAAAGAGGTAGACCCGTATCATTACCTGTGCTCGATGGAAATCCAAAGATTAACGGAGGATGGAATCAACGTACGATTTGTGTGTTTCTAGCTGGAGGTGTAGATGCAGAGTATCCATTCCCCCCTGGAACCGCTGTAAAACAACTCATCTCTTCTGCATCCTATACTCCTGTACAATGGAAATCTCTAGAGATTATGGCTAAAGCATTTAGAGAAGCGATACCTGGAGCAGAGATCATTACTCGAGACGAACAAAAGGGTACTCTGGTCATCGATGCCGGGTTCTTTGGAACCGAATGGCAAAAGTCTCGATTTGGATGGGAAACTCTTTATCATGGTCAGAACGAATTCAAGACTCGTTATAATCTGGCGCTTGGGCCTATGCGACCAGACGAGATGAATCGAAGCGCTCCTGTTGAAGTGGCTAAGCCAACAGTAACTCCTGTAGTCACTAAGCCTGTGGAACCTCCACGCGTAGTTGCAGACCCTGAGACCGGTAAACCACCTGAAAAATCTGAAGAAGAGTTAGAGAGCGAAGAAAAACGCTTACTCTTCATACAGAAGAGGCTTGATCAGATCGAGGTTGAGCTGGAGGATCTTCGTCATCAGTGGGACATGTCATATGGGTTTCCTGTTCAAGATGTACTCGCAAAGATAAAAAATAAGATAACAGAGCTTGAGGCCGAGAGAGATCAGTTGACTGAAGAAGGTGGAGAATACTATAAGAATCGATATGATAGAGCGAGAGTGGCTTCAGCAAAGAAAGTCAATGCAGAGCAAGAAAAAGAATCAGCGACAACAAACTATTCAAAGCTAAGCGCAGACGCAGGAGCATCAAGTCAGACTCTCGTATCAAAGTATGGGTCGACTAACTCTTTCACTCAGCTATTGCAAAATGCAAAAGAAGGTGTAACAGCAGCAGTAAATAAACTTGCGAATGCAAATAGACAAGAAGAAGTTGCTTTGCGAGATCAAAACACTTCGAATAACAGGTAATCATGGCAAACTCAATCACGAACGTAAGCTCTACCGTAGAAACGTCCCTTGAAACAGGTGGTATCACCGCTGGCGTATCTAAAAACGGGTTTGATAACTCAAGCGCACTCTTTCCGAAGAAGGCGTACATCAATACGCCTACGACGAACTTTGCTGCCACTGGATTAAAGATCAATAAAGTTTCTACTGGAGGTGGATACAAAAACATTTCACTTGATTTGAAAACTGTAGGTGGTTCTGTATATCCCTACAACCAAGTGAAAGAGACGGTGAGCGGTCATATCACAGAGATCGATGATACTCCAGGTGCAGAACGTATGATGTTCCGCCATCGAACTGGATCAGGAGTAGAAATGAGAGCAGATGGTACTGTCATCATTAGCTCAACAAACAATACTGTAAGAGTCACATGCTGTGATGAGAAGGTGATCGTCGATGGCGATGGTGAATTGGTTTATAATGGTAACCTTACGCTTCAGGTCGCTGGAGACTTTGATGTTGTCGTCGGTGGTAACTACAACGTTACCGTTGGCGGTAATAAGAATGATGAGGTTCGTGGTTCTCATAAGCAACAGATTCGTAAGACACAAAAGACGATCGTCACTGAGCATCAATCAAACTTCGTAGGTGGCACACAGACTGAGACGATCCTTGGTGATGCGAATAAGATCATCAAAGGTAATGTCAAACAGATCGTCGAGGGTGGCTTTGACTTCTATAGCGGTGATGATATTACGATGACTGCTGAAGACACGATCGTGATGAGTGCAGATAACACTAACATCGCTGCAAATGATATGACAGTCATTGGCGCAACAGGAACAATCGGTGGCGCTGGTATCACTCACTATGGTAATACATTTCACGGGACATTAAATGGTAAAGCAGATGAAGCTGCACTTGCAGATGTTGCGTCTGGCGCTTATGTTGCTGGTGGTTTGGGTTCGCCTGGTTCACCTAGCTATCCTTCTCATTCTTCTACTGTGCAAGCAACTTCAGGTATCATGAACGACTACTTACACAACTCTAGCTTTGGTATTCGTGAGGTTGACGTAGACCCTGGAAACTCATTGAAGAATACGATCGACCGCTCAGAAGACTATGGTGGTCTATCAAATAGAGAACTTACAGTGTCTGAAGTAAGATCTAAATTAAGAGATAAGAATAACTTGAATAATGAACAGTTCATTGGAGCAATGATCTCTGAAGGTAAGCTCAACCCGACTTATGTTCAGATGGCTCCGAGTAAAGTAGGAAGAGTAAAAGGCATTGATCCTACTCCGCGTAGAGGTATCAATCCTCTCGGTAATAGAGGTGATATCACGAAGAGGTACACTACATGATTATTACTCCTGATCCAAAATATAATCCTGAAAACCAAGTTGCATCGTCAATTGGTCCACGTACTCGTCTTGCTCCCGGCATCACGATGGCTCGATTCTTAGGTGGATATGGTGATAAACAGACGATGAACCACATCTCAAACCCTTCAAAGAAGTTGGACCTTGCAAAGCAATATTATCTACAAGCACAAGTCATTCGAGTAGTATCAGAAGACAATACTGGTCAATTTGCAGACTATCGCCTTGCAGTCGCAGAAGGACTATACAAACCGACTCAGAATGAGGTCTTAGACATTGGGAGTATCAACTACTTTATGGCGAACGGCCAAGCAGTAGTCTATGAACTGATAGATGAAGATGGTAATAATGCGGCAGAAGCCACGTTCGACTTAGCGGTGTACCTTAAAGATCACATCGACTTTGATAAGATGATCCTTGATTATGATTCATATGATCCTAATGGAGAGCTGAATGCTCAGATCGTCATGATCATGCCAAAGATCAGAGCTCCATGGGCAGTGACATATAAAAATAAGATCGAGACTCAGTTCAATAATTATGTACAAAGCACGAATGAATTGATCGAAGTTTTGGAAATCTAGAATAAATAGTATCATGCCTACAAAAGCTTTTTCGATCGAAGATGGAAACCTTAACACGAGGACCATCAATGCTGCGCGGATAAGAGACTATCTTGACATAGACTTGAACTTTATCGCTCGAGGCTCAGGAGATATTTACAAGAAGAGGGATGCGGCCGCAGTAAAGCAGGCTATCAAGAACCTCTTGTTGACCAACATGACTGAAAAGCCTTTTAACCCGCTATATGGCGGAGACTTAAATAGGTTTCTATTTTCATTATCAGAAGACTTTGATGTAGATGAGATAAAAGAACAGATCGTTTCAACCATCGTTAACTATGAACCAAGAGTTGCGATCAAAGATGTTCAAGTTTTTATATTTCCAGACATCCACGACGCAAAGGTGACTGTGATCTTTGAAGTAATAAACACAACTGAGACTGTGTCTCTTGACATAACAATCTCGAGGGTAAGATAAATGGCTATCCAACCGACTGACTTAGATTTTAGCGATATTAAGTCAAGATTAAAAGAATACCTTAGACAACAGTCTGAGTTCTCTGACTACGACTTTGAAACTTCAGGTCTGTCTAATATCTTGGACGTACTCGCATATAATACTCATATTAACGGGTTGATCGCTAACTTTGCGTTGAACGAATCATTTCTGAATACCGCTCAGCTTCGTTCTTCTGTCGTGTCTCATGCAAATATCTTAGGATACATCCCACGATCAAAGACTGCTGCTCGCGGTGCTGTAAACTTATCTGTCACAGTCTCGAGCCCAAGTCGTCCATTCACGATCAGCCTTCCTCCTTATACTAAGTTTTCAGCTGAGATAGATGACGTTACATACGTATTCCAGACATGGGAACAATATACTGCAACTGATGATGGAGGCGGCACATATACGTTTGTAAACTCAAGCGGATCAGAAAATATCGAGATCATTGAAGGTACAATTCGCACGAAAACATTCCTTGTTGGAGAGGTTAGTGAAGAACAGGTTTATGTGATACCTGACGACACGATTGACACTTCTACGATTAAGGTGAATGTATATCAATCAGCAACTTCAGATGAGTTTGATACTTATACGAGCTTGACTTCAACGATACGAATCGATTCTACATCAAAGATATACCAAGTCAAAGAAGCACCGAACGGGTTCTATGAAATAATCTTTGGAGACGGAAGCGTATTAGGTCAATCTCCTGTTGCTGGAAATAAGATCGTCATTACATACATCTCTACGTCAGCTCGGGCTGCGAATGGCGCGTCTATCTTTTCGGCTCAGAATGACGTCGACGTTGATGGCACAGATTATACTTTGAACACGAGTACTGTTACCGCTGCTGCCGGAGGAAATGATAAAGAGACTATCGCTTCTATCAAAAAGAATGCGTCGATCGCCTTTGCATCTCAACAGCGTATGATTACGGCAGAAGACTATAGAGCCCAGATCCTTGCTAACTATTCTTCTTATGTAAGAGATGTTGCAGCGTGGGGTGGACAAGATAACGTTCCTCCAGTCTATGGTCGAGTGTATGTGGGATTAAAGTTCGTAGATGGTCTGACTGCATCTCAGCAACAAAGTGTAAAAGATAGTATCGTAACAAACTTAACGAATAACCTAGCGATTATGTCTATCGATACTGTGTTCTCTGATCCTGAGACATTGTACCTCGAACTGAATACTTTCTTTGACTTCGATCCTAACTTGACTAACATCACTGCGGCTGCAGCTGAAGTAACCGTACAAAATACGATTAACAACTATTTTGCAAATAACTTAAATACGTTTGATGCAGTATTTCGTAGATCTAAACTATTGACTGTAGTAGATAATACTTCTCCTGCGATACTTGATTCTCGCATGAATGTACGGGCTCAATTACGTATTACTCCTGTAATTGGTAGTCTGACTAACTATTATGTAGCATTCCCGATGGAGATCGCTGACCCAGACGACGTGAACTATGTTGTAGAATCTTCTCGCTTCACGTACAGAGATCAAGCGTGTGTGATTCGTAACACTTTAAAAACGAATACATTGCATATCGAAAACCTTGCTTCTGGTAGTATCATACTTGACAATATCGGCTCTTATGATGCAGCGACTGGTGTCTTACAACTCATATCATTTAATCCTGAGTCTATCGTCGGTGAACAACTGAAGCTCAGTGTTTTACCGGCAAACCAAGCAACGGTCAGACCTCTCAGAAACTATATCATCAACATTGATACAACGACTTCTTACTCGAGAGCCACCATCGACTATCAGAATACAAAGGCATCGATCTAAAAGATGAGTCACTCAGTAGAAGACCTGAATAGGAGAAACCTAAGCTTCTCGAGAAGCAAGGTTCGTGAAGTCCTGCCTGAATACTTTCAGGAATCTTATCCTACGCTCATCACGTTCTTAGAAAAATATTATGACTACTTGCAAGGCGAAGCTGATGATGCGTTTAAGACTCAGATCAATCGATTGTTTGTTGCAAGAGATCCAGAACAAAACTCAACTGAAGAGCTTGACCTTCTCTTAAATGAGATAGGAGCTGGTTTAAAGTCTGCTTCTTTCTTCAGTCGTCCTCGATTGATGACTGCGTTACTCTCACGCTTCTATCGAGTCAAAGGTTCTCTTGTTTCGATCGAAGGCTTCTTTCGCGGGTTCTTCGGAGAAGAGGTAGCTGTCATCTATCCGAAGAGAGACCTGTTCGTTGTCGGAGAATCTCATGTAGGTCATGGCGACTTGAAGAGGATTCAAAACAATGCTAGGTATCAACTCAGATCTTTAGTATATAAGACAGGCCTTTCTGTTCAAGATTGGCAAGACCTTTATGTCAAGTTTGTTCACCCTTCTGGTTTTTACTATGAAGGTGAATTAGAAACTATAGGCACAAAAGAATTTGGATTGAGTTCAACATCAGTCAATCCGCTTGAATCTGATGGTAACCCAATCATTTTGTCAACTGGAGATGGTGCTATCGCTACTCCGTTTACGCAGATCGTTGCTCGTTATGACTCTGATGGAGATGCGGTCAATGACTTTGTGTTTACTGTCGATCAGCCGATCAGCGCATTCGATAGTATTACTTTGACAAGCTTGAGCAGTTTGTACACCAGCGTGGCAGAGATCCTTACGCCGAACTCATTCACGTTTGACGACAGCGCGAACCCAGGTCCGGACTTCTCTATGTCGCTCGAGACGATGGACAACGCAATGTATACTCGTTATTTGAGCGATTCAACTTATTGATATAAATACAGACAGATTCTGAGGTAAAAACATGTCAAGACAAGCGATCAGTACAGGTACAAGTGCCAACGACGGTACAGGTGATACCCTGCGCACTGCCGGACAAAAGATCAATCAAAACTTTGCAGAGCTTTACGCCTTCCTTGGAGGTGGAGATAGTAGTGCAGTCTCTTCAGGCATTCACCTTGAAGACAGTGCACTCGTCTTTGAAGGTTCTTCTACTGATGACTATGAGACAAGACTTGGCGTAGTGAACCCTACAGCCGATAGACAAGTCTTGATCCCCAACTCCAACGGCATCGTCGTCTTAGACGTTACTACTCAGACGTTAACGAATAAAACGCTGACTTCTCCCACGATCCAGACTCAGATCAATGGTACTGGTGGAGGAGAGATCATCAAGTTATCAGATGCTGGTGCTTCTGCTGTGAACGAGATTACTGTGCATAACGCAGTGTCTGGATCTCCTGTGCAGATCACTGCGACTGGTAATGATGCCAACATCAACATGCGGCTCGAAGCAAAAGGTACTGGCTCAGTACGAGTGAAAAAGCTTGCTGTCGCACCAGCCGCAAGTATGACTGCTAGCGGTTTGATTGATTCATCTTCAGGCTATATCATCTTTGACGCATCAAGCGGTATTGCTGTCTCATTGGGAAATGGAACTACTGTAGGCGAACAAAAGATATTTACGAATAAGAATACTGGAGTTGCAACTGTGACTCCTGCAAACTTTGCTCAGGGCACATCATTTGCACTTGCTCAATATGATGGGTGTACAACGATTTGGGACGGATCTAATTGGTACCTCGTTGGTAACCAAGGTGAGATAACGATTGCATAAAGAAGGATAAATTAAATGGCAGCAATCATCACTAACGCATTTCGTAAAAAGATCGCGAATGATCTTTTGAACGAGATCTTGAACTCTGTGGATAGTAACGAATACTATATCGGCATTGGAAAGTCTGACGCATGGGATTCTTCAGACACCGCGGCCACTCCTATTCGTTCTCTTCGCGAAGAGAGACTCGCAAGATCTAATTTACAGTCCGTAAAGCAAGTTGCTAGCGATGCAGCATCATTTGTCATCCCACGATACAACTGGACATCTGGTACTGTTTTTTCTGGCTATGATGACAACTACACTGGTATCCCAACAAATAGCTACTATGTGTTGACTGAAAATAACGACGTTTACCTTTGCCTTCAGCAAGGTAAAGATACTGAAGGTAACATCGTTCAATCTACTGTGCTTCCTGACTATTCGGCCGGAGCTGATCACGTCCCTGCTGGTATCAGAGATAAGACAGAAGCTTTTAAGAATACTGACGGTTATGTGTGGAAGTACATGTATTCTTTGAGCCCAACGAAAGCAAGTAACTTCTTATCTTCTGGTTTTATGCCTGTTCAGTTTGTGGAAGAATCTGCAGGAGATCCTGCAATCTCATCAGACCTCTATAAACTCTATCAAGCTCAAGTCAAAGAAGCTGCTGTATCTGGACAAGTGTTAGGAATAGCCCGCACAAGTGGTGGCACTGGTTATAGTTCTGCTCCTACAGTAATCATTCGTGGTAATGGAGTTAATGCTGCAGCGACTGCTACAATCTATAACGGTTCAGTCGTAAAGATCGAGATGAACAATGAATCTGCTGCGCTTGGTAGCGGGTATGATTATGCGAGCGTAGTGTTTAGTGGTGGTAGTCCAACTTCTCCTGCAGTAGCAAGAGCAATCATCGGACCTCAACAAGGCATTGGTTATGATCCTCGTTCTGAGATGAAAGCCACTTCATTGATGATTACTGCTAAACCAAATGGTGCTGAAGGCGGAGATTTTATCGTTGATCAAGACTTTAGACAGATCTCTTTGTTCAGAAACTTAGAGTTCAAAGACTCAAGCGCGATCTATGATCTTCCTACAGGTATGGCGTTAAAGTCTCTCAAGATGTCTGCTTCAACGGGGTTTGTCAAGGACCTCTTGATTTCAGGAGACTCGGCATCCGCATATATAGATTACATCGATGATAGCAACAATATCTTCTATCATCAAAATGAAAAAACTGGATTTGGAACATTTGCGAATAACGAAGTCGTTACGGGTGCAGGCGGTGCAACTGGTACGATCGCTGCTGCAAATGGAGCTATCGATAGCGCAGGAAGAGGTGCACCAGTCGATGCATTCTCAGGTGAACTAATCTATGTTGAAAACAGAGCTCGAATCTTGAGAAGCACTTCTCAAACTGAAGACATTAAAGTTGTCTTAACATTCTAAGGTAAGTAGATGGCAACACTTCTGAATACTGATACTTTTGCGACGACGTATAAAGATGACTATCGCGACAGCGATAATTACTATCGTATATTATTTAATGCTGGTAGGACTCTTCAAGCAAGAGAACTTACTCAGATGCAGACGATCATCCAAAAAGAGATGGGTCGTTTTGCCCGTAACATCTTTAATGAAGGTGCAGTCGTAAATCCAGGTGGTGTTACCATCAATCGTTCGATTGAGTACATCAAGCTTGACAAAGGTTCGACCTTACCAGCTGGAGTTGATCTCCTAACGGTAAGCAATAGTTGGTCTACGGCAGATGGCACCATCTCGTTTAAGATCTTGAGAGTTGAAGACGCAGTTGCTAGTGATGATTGGGGCGCAACGCTCTACATCAAGTATACTGACACGTCGGCAGCTAGCGCTGGTGCTACGACCATTCGAGTCCCTGATGGTACAGACATCTCAAACGGTACATACACGTTTACGTCATATGGCAGCGCTTCGACTGGTCAAGGTTGTTTGGCTGGTGTTGCTCCTGGCGAATACTTCACGAAAGATCACTTTGTCTTTGCTGAAGCTCAGACTCATTTTGTAAGTAAGTACACGAATAATCCTACTGCGGACTTAGGTTTTAAGGTCGTAGAAGATGTGATTACTGCCATCGACGATGATGGCTTGTATGACAACCAAGGTGTAGTGCCTAATACTTCTGCTCCTGGTGCAGATCGATATCGTATTCGATTGATCCTTACTACGAGAGACGAAGTTGATTCTGCAGATAACTTTGTGTTCATCTCTCGTATCGTTAACGGTGTGCAATCTATCACTGCTGCTGGCTTTAGTGATTATAATCAGATCAACGAAATCCTGGCTCTTCGTACGAAAGAAGAATCTGGAGACTATATCGTCAAGAACTTTACTGCCAAGATGGAATCCTATAATGATTCTAACTTGCTGTTAAACGTCACTCCCGGTATTGCATATGTAGACGGCTATCGTATGGAGACGCCGTTAACTCGTATCATCGTACCAAAAGCAGATGATACGACTACGATTACTGGTCGTAATGTGACGGCTCAGTATGGTAACTATGTACTTGCAGATACATCGAGCGGCATTCCTGACATCAACGAGTATGAGTTAGTATCGCTTTACAATGCAGTAACTGCAGGCGGTACAGCGATTGGTACTGCTCGAGTTCGTTATGGTGAACGCTTTGCCGGCGACATTCGTTACTACTTGTTTGATATCCAGATGAATGCTGGTCAAAGCTTTGCTTCGGTGAAGAGCTTTGGTAGTAGTGGTACAAACTATGTTAACGTCAAACAGACAGATGGCATTGCTGTATTGTACAATACGGGCAATAACTCGCTGTTATTCCCTCTCTCGAATACTCGTCCCACCACGACTGGTGTGACTGTCAACTCGTTGATCGTTCAACGCAGATACCAAGATACGGCTAACGGTTCAGGCGAGATTACCATATCCTCAGTTTCTTGGGGTGGTTCAAGCTTTACCTTTACTGATCCAGGTGATTGGATCGTTGCTGCAACGACTGGTGCCGTCGTAAGTCCTACGTTCGGCGCAGCAGGCGGTAGTACGATGGTGATCAGCGGATTGACTGCTGGCGTTTCTTATGAGATCTATGCAAAGATCGATATCTCAACTCCAACATTCAAGGCAAAGACGATCACTGATCGTACCGAGACTTTAAACTGGACACCAGGCGGTGGTGATATCGAATCAGACGGCTCTGGACTCTGGTACATGCACCTCGATCGTTCAGACGTATATAAAGTTACCTCTATTAGAGAGACTGACTCAGACGGTCGCGACCTCTCTCCTCTGTTCGGGATTGATAACGGTCAACGCGATAACTTCTATGCACGCGGTAGAATCATTCGTAAGACTGGCACAAACGTTCCTACTGGTAACGTCTTTGTACGTTATAAGTACTTTGCACATGGTACTGGACACTTCTTCTCTGCCAACTCATATAACGGTGTTCCTTATTCAGAGATCCCGTACTATCGTAAGAACGATGGTCAAAACGTATTCTTGGCAGACGTACTCGACTTTAGACCAGTACAAGACTCAAACGGAACATATCCTAGCCACGATGAAGACTATGTGGTTCACTTACCTGAGAACCAGACATCTATCGACACTGATGTTGTCTACTATATGCCGCGTAAAGATCGCTTGGTCCTTCGTAGAGAAGAGGCAGCGATTAAATCTAATCGTGCAGAAATAAAGTACATTCAAGGTGTATCTTCTTTACAGCCTACAGTGCCTGATATTCCTGTTGGGTCCATGTTGATCTATGAATTCAACTTGAATGCGAATACGCTGGGTGAATCAGACCTTTCATTCAGCTCGATCAAGAACCTTGGTTATACGATGCAAGACATCGGTCGCCTTGAGCGTAGGTTGAGTAAGCTTGAAGAGCTTACTTCTTTGACCTTACTTGAAAATGCAGCTCAGACTGAATTGGTACTTGACTCTGATGGTCTACCTCGTACAAAGTCTGGATTCTTGGCAGACAACTTCTCAACGTCAATCTTTGCAGACTATATCCCTGGAAGATATCGCGCTTCGATCGACACTGATGAACAACAGCTGCTGCCTCCTTTCGTCAAGAAGAACGTACGCTTGATCTTTGACTCTGATGCGTCTTTGGTTGGCAATGTTCGTAGGACTGGTGAGTTTGCTACTCTTGACTATAGTGAAGTAAGTTTTGCTCAGCAGTTGCTTGCGACTGAAACGATGAACGTAAACCCGTTCGAGGTGATTACTTCACAGGGTTACACCATCCTTTCTCCTGCTACTGATGAGTGGGTAGAGACTCGATATGAACCAGACTTGTTCGAATATGTAACAGTTTCAAACCAATCATCTGAGATTTTAAGACAAGCTCTCGAGAATGGCTGGACTGCTGGTGGTGTAGGAACCGCATACATTACTGGTGATAAGACCACTAATGAGACTATCGGCAACAAGCAGCTACGGACAGAGATCATCCCATGGATGAGATCAAAGCTTGTGCGTTTCAAGACCGTTAGCTTGAGACCTAATACTCGTTACTTTGCATTCTTTAACGGTATTGATGTATCTGATTGGGTTCGTCCTGAAGGTGGCTTCCAACTTTATGCTACGACTGATTCAGACTATGGCAATACGTATCAGAATGCAACACAACACCCGTTGACTCCAGGCCAGTTGATCTCTGATGCAGATGGTATCTTGACTGGATCATTCTTCATCCCTGCAACTGACAACATTCGATTCCGTACTGGAACTGCCGAGTTTAAGTTGATGGATGTGAGCGTCTATGATAATGAGGCGATCAGCACAAGTATCTCTTCCTTCACCTCAGCTGGTACGCTTGACATCCGTCAAAAGACGATCAGATCTACACGTTCAGTTACTGTGGCGATCGTACCTCCGCCTCCTCCTTCTGATCCGTTGGCACAATCTTTCTACATCGATAGAGTGCAATACCCCAACGGCGTATTCATCACGTCGTGTGACATCTTTATCAAGACGAAAGATGCAGACGTGCCGATCCAATGCGAGATCGTGACGATGGAAAATGGTACTCCTACGCAGATCGTTGTTCCTGGTGCGTTCTCTATTCGTGGTGGTGGCATCTCAGGTTCAGCTGTCGTGGCGATCGAAGACATCGGCGACGTAGATGACATCGACGTGGTGAAAGCTAACCCGACAAACTTTGTCTTTGATGAGCCAGTGTACTTATCTCCAGGTAGAGAGTATGCGATTCGCTTGAAGGCAGAGACTGCTGGTTACAACGTATATGTTGCTAAGACGTATGACTTTGTGATTGGTACTACTTCATCTCGTGTGACTAAACAGCCTTCACTTGGTTCATTGTTCCAGTCACAAAACTCTTCTACTTGGACTCCAGACCAAACGAGAGACTTGATGTTTAAGTTGTATCGTGCAGAGTTTGATACAAGCGGTTATGCCATCCTTGAGAACGGTGTTATGGCTGCAGAACGTCTACCAGCAAACCGAATTCGTACGGTGTCTGGAGATTCTGACGTGACCATTCTGTTCCCTGGACATGGATTCATCTATGGTGACGTAGTGACGATCAGCGGACTTACAGATTCTGTCGGTGGTGTTGTGCCAAGCGCGATCAATGGTACGCATAAGGTATATGACCTTGATTGGACTGGAATCTCTGTTGGTTCTGACTCTCAAGCAGACTTCTCTGCTATCGGAGGCGGAAGTATCTTAGTGTCTCAACAAGCACACTTTGATGAGATTCACCCGTTGGTTACAATCATGCAACCAGAAGAAACAACCGTTGGTGCAGGCGTGAAGCTTACTGCTGGTGGATCTTATGCGAGTACGACTCGTAATCGCATGACTGGTTCAGGTACTCGGAGTAAGTCAAGTTCATACACGACTATCCAGCTAAACGAGAAGAACTATCTCGATGAGCCAAAGGTTATCTTGACACCAGCAAACGAAACATTGATCTCTGCAAAGTCTGCTACGATGCGTATCGACCTTACGACTGCTGATACAAAAGTGTCTCCGGTCATTGACTTGCAACGTGTCTCGATGATCTTGACTGAGAACGTCATTGATAATCAAGACTCTGCTGCAACTACTGGATTTAACGTCCCATTGGTTTGGATCGATGAGGCTGACCCAACAGAAGGTTCTATCGCTGCTAAACACTTGACCAAGAAGGTTACTCTCGCTGAACCAGCTAGCGGCATTAAAGTGTTCTTGAGCGCGAACAGACCAGCTGAAGCTGACATCAAGGTATACTATAAGAGCGGCACATCAGACACTGTACTTGATGATGTAGTTTGGACAGAGATCGCAAAAGAGGCCGAGCTCCCAGCTGATAACGACAGAGTTACATACCGTGAGTACTCGTTCCTTGCAGGAGGCGATACTGGTACGTTGGCTCCATTCAGTCAGTTCCAAGTCAAGGTGGTAATGACTTCTACAAACTCTTCTCGTGTACCTCGCATCAAAGACTTGAGGATCATTGCCTTAGCCACATGACAGAACAACGGTACATAAAGGTTGAAGGACATCCCGGTTTCGTGAGAGACCGGGTAAGTGGTGCCATCATCAATATAAATAAACAAAAGATTGACCAAGCAAAACAGGTAAAGAGAGCGAAGGTCCAATCAGCCAAGCGGCTTGATAGACTTGAGGATGACATGGCTGAAATCAAATCCATGTTACAGACTCTCATAAAGGGAAGAAATGACTAGACCAATAGTTAACTTATCAGATCCAGTATCAACGCTGGTAAGTAAGACCAACACGATCTCTACGAACGTTGGTGACCCTGCATTGCTCACCGGCGGGGATTCAGACGTTGTTGCTGCTATCAATCGTATTGATGCGATCGTAGTTGATCTTGATGATTCGATTGAAGTAGCTATTCTTGCTCGTGGAGGTTTCTCAGCGCTAAATACTACTACTTCTGGTACTGCGGTCGGTCGTATCGATTATGATTCGGCGAGTGGAATTATAGGATATTATTCATCTTCAGATTCAGTACAAACTCTTGCGAAGTCGAGTTTAAGTGTAAGTGGATCAGGGTTTGGTTCGCTCTCTTATAATTCGGGTACTGGCGCTTTCACTTACAGCGGAGCTACTGCGACACAGATCAAGTCAGTATTCCAAAAAGATAGTGCAGGTGGCATCTTATTCGATTCATCAACTGGTGCATTTAGTGTAGCTCCGAACAGCGTCACGAATAATATGATTACTGCCGCAACAATTCGTTCAAGTCGGTTCTATAATTTAGTAACACTTGAAATCCAAGATTCAGACGGATCAGTACTTAAAACAATATATAGTCCAGGAGCTTAATTATGGCAGTGAGAAGACCAATGTGGTTAGATGCGGTAACTGGTCAACCCAGATCTTTTACTCAGGGCGAGTTGGATTCGTTGATTGCAGAAATACAAAGACGTACACTAGTGGGTACAAGTTTATCGCGTAAAAGCACTAATGATGCAAACTTGAACGGTATCACTGATACTCGTTTGCAAGCTGGTGCTTATACAACTAACGCAGTCACTTATCAAAACCCTGCAGATACTTCTACTGTTACTGTTACTTATGACCGCATTGAGCAAACCGTAACCGCTACCGGTTATACTGGAAAAGCATGGACTGAAAAATTCACTACTGATGCTACTACATTAAGACCTTGTTATTATGAAGCTGGAAACATCAAAGTAATGACAAAACAAGACGTGTTTGACACGCTTGTATATCCAGCAATTACTGGAAAGAAAGGCGCGGCTAATCTGATTGGCGATGCGACAGCAGGCAACCTGTATATGGTTAATACAACTACGTCAGTGACTGGCGCTTCGAACGTGGACGCTTCTACAGTCTACGTCGATACGAGAGCAAACGCTGCAGCTTATGTTGCGGGAAGTATCCCTAACACTCTAGATCAACCTCAGACCACCGGGGAATATTATTTGAATGTTACAAACTGGAACGCGACCACTGGCCTTTGGGGAGGAAGATTGCCAGCTTTCGTAAAGTCAGACGGAAGCTTGATTAAACCGTATAGTTCTGCTCCTCTTGGAGACAATAACTTTGCTCGTAGATTTTTTGAGTGGATTCAAGATTATATCTACGAGGCGAACGAATCACATGTTGGCTATCGTACACGTTACGAAGTTTCTACGACTTCTCCTGCGACAGGAGCCGCTATTAGAGGTAGCGGCATGATCGATACCAAGCTCGCCGGTCAAACTACTCTATACCGATTTGTCAACGCAAACGACTATCGATCACAAGACGTGCCATCGGGAGCGTCGACATCAGTTAAAACCAACTACCTTTGGGTGTACTTAACATAAGAGGACTATAATATGTCAAGCGAAAAAAAGAACCTTAGAACAGCATACTTTGTTGATCTAGAGAGAGAAAACGTCTGTACGTTATGGGTTCAGCCAGATGGAACTGATTATGAAGAAGTGATCCCTGCTGATGAAAACATGGTACAGTTTCAAGAGTTGTTAAAACATGTTACAGTGGATAAGATCAATAAGAATACTGACGAGAAAAGAAGTCTTGAACGTCAAGCATTTTTAGGCCTGGTCAAGCAGATCGCTACTGATGAAGGCCTGATCTATTCTGCTGATAAAGCACCTACTACAACCATCACGATCCAAAGTATCATCGACATTTCGAATAAGAAGGAAGAGTTCTTTGAGTTCAAGCTCAACTTGTTTGAGCATGAAAAGATTAAAGAGTCGACTGATCGTGAATGGAAAGCAGCGATGCGTAAGTCGACAGATATGCTAGAATTGATCTCTATGTTTCATGCTGGTCCTAAACAGGCAGCAGCCACTCCCACTTCGGTTGACGAACCTGCTCCGGAACCTGCTCCCGCCCCAGAAAGTGGAGAACCCGAATCTCAGGGTTAAACTCTTCACCTAAGTACAGCCAGTCTCCTGGGTAGTTAGCGTTCATGTTAACTACCCATTCTTTTTGCGGGTCTGCTTTCCACTTTGTGCACCATTGATCTGGCAAATACTTCAGTTCAAGCCTTTCATTTACTGACTCATATACAAAGTTCTGTTCGCCGTTCACAAGCCCAGAAGTTTCTTTCTTCTCAATGTAATAACGTTGCCAATATGATGGGTCTCTCATGAACTTGTCATAGATGTAGCGACAGTCTTTAGGATAGTACTTCTGAAACCCTCCTTGAAGAGGACATCCGCCAGTCGCCCACCAGTTATGCATACCAATGAACTGGCCTCTCTCGATCGGGTATTCAATCAGATCCATATAAGCATTCATGAATACCATGTCAATGTCGATCATCACGACGGGCTCGTCTAAGTCAAGAGACATTGGATACAGCTTATTCCATTGAAACTTAACGTCATACCGAATGGGTTCATGTATCCATGTCACGTTAGGGATGAGAGAGTCAATATACTCCTCATATTCTGGACCATACTTCTCACCGATCCTTACTGCAAATACTTTCGTCATAGTTGTGTATATTGATTGATGTCTACCGTTTCATGTTCGATAGAGTTCTTACACATATAACCGCATCTTAGTTGATCCATAGATTCATCGATATGTGTCCACATCTCTCCGTTGATGATGTCTACGAGCTCATTATGATGTATAGAATAATCTTCAGCAGGTATACCAAACGCCGTCTGTTTTAATTCAGTCAGTCCTCTTTTCGAAGTAACCCAACAACATGGGTACACTAATCCTTCGTGCGTCATATAGATGTTAGCTCTGATACCATCATGAGAAAAATGTTTCTTATAAGACCATGGCTTTGCTGCACAAGTGATTTCTGGATGCGTCTGCGTTCCCTTTGCAGGCAATGAAATCCTAAATGTATTTAGCTTTGGTTTTATTCCGTGTATGGGAACAAAGACTCTGAATGACTTCTTTTCTTCTACTACTGGCACCATATCTACACGAGTTTTTTCTACATATTCCTTCTTTTCAAATACTGGCTTTATCAAATTGGCACGCCTAGTCTGTGGAGGTATTGTCAAGAAGGTTTTTGCTTCATGCTCTTTATAAAACTTAACTGGCTCAGGTTTTATCTTGCTTGGTCTTTGACTTTGTTCTTCTTTTGGAATCCTATTTGAAGATATGGTCTTGAACAGTCTAAACCCTAATTCCTTTGCGAGAGCTTTGGCTTCGTCTATTTGATGTTTATTATGGTCAAATACGATAAACTGCCATGATGCATGACCTCCGGCTGAGATGAATGCCTTTACATTACGCATGAGTGTATTCCACTTGACACCAACTCGATAAAGATGATTAGTATCTTCTAAGCCATCGATTCCCCATAATACGCTGACTTTATTTGCAGATGATACTTTACCTAGTTCAGTCCAAAACTCCTCGTCTCTGGCTCCTCCATTCGTAGAGATCGTTATATGTGTAGAATTATTATGGCTTACTCCAAGAAAATAATCGATCATCTCAAAGAGTTGAGGATGGATTGTCGGTTCATCTACATTACCGCAAAGGTGGATTTGATTTAGACTTAACCATTCATAGGGATCAAAAAACTTCTTGATAGTATCAAGAGACATGTAACTATTATTAAGCTGATCTTTAGGTCTAAGTGCTCTTTCGCAGTATGGACATGCTGCATTGCAATAGTTTGTGATCTCGAGTTGGACCCTTCCAACATCATTTATTTCAAACCATTTGGTCATCTTTTACCCCATACGATATATTGCTTATGCTTACCACAGTCTTGTATTACAGTATCATACACTTCTTTCAATTCGTACTGCATGATAAGCTGCTCGCATGACGTGATAGGGTTACAGTCCCCGTTCTTATGCCTGTCATCACCTCTGAGTATGATGTCACCTGTATAGTTGATCTTATAGTACGTCTTCTCACAGTTATAATGAACCAAACAATCAGCTTTAAGACTTACATCGTCAAAGATGAAGTCAACGACCTCATAGTGCTTGTATTGATGAAACTTAGGGTTATAGTCTAGAGCACGAACCTCTACTCCCATATCAACAAACTGCTCGATCTGATCTTCTTTATTCCCAGGAGCCAACAAGACTACTCTGTCATACAAGATGATCCAACCTTCAAAGGGAGTACGACTTCCAGATTCTCTGTACATTTGGCTCTGCTTCATGAAGTTCAATCGCTCTGTCTTTTAAATTATTCGCATGGACATGGGATGTATTAAACAAGGTCACTCTGTTCTTTAATACTTGACCTTGCACATTATAGTTAGAGAAGATACCAGGTTCCCAAAATGCTAGGTTATTCTTTCGAAAGTGTTGATAAAACAAGTATTTGTCAAGAGACTTATAGGTAAACTCGATCTTATCCCAGTTGTCATGAGTATATCGTACTAGCCACTCTGCGTTCTCAAACCGCACGAACGAGCTGTTCACATGACATGCTGTACCTTTCCCCCAGTTCAATGCAGTCTTGTACTCGTAGTCGTTCCAATCATTCCATATCATCGTGAAAGAATCTACGTCTCTTGTCACGAGGTCTGTGATGTCTTTATGTATAAGGACATCTAAGTCGATCCACATACCTTTCTCATGCTTCTCAAGCAAGATGAGTTTCTCATACGTAAAGACTCTATCAGTATCATAAGGTCGTAGTTCTCTGATGTCCTTGACCTCGATCTCTTCTCTTAACTCCGTTGGATCATCAGTATAACACGTAAATGTAAAATCAACTTGACAGTTTTTCTTTAGACTGCCATAAAGTCGATTGACGTACTTAGCGTCATACTTAGTACCCCACTTCAAACAAAAGAAGTTCATACGCCGATCACCATGTAACGATCATACCGATCAAAGCTCTTTGTGCCAGAATATAAGATGCTTTTTAACCCGTTTTGCTTTGATAATGATTCAGCACTTGATACGCAGTTCACATGATCTTCTTCGTTGAACATATTATTTGACTGTAGAGCAACGACTGGAGCCTTTGCGTATTTCTGTTTACTGGTCGCAAGGGTTTCATACATGTGTTCAGCTGATGTATTGATGAGTAAGTGACAACCCACTTCATCTTGTTCATGGTCCCAATATGACATCTCAAATGTCTGTATCTCAAATGGGAACTTAAACTCTTCGATATACCTTCTTGCCACCATGCATGCGAATGGGTCAGGATCGTATAGTCTGATCCTTTCGATGTCAAACTTACGAGCTAAGAAGTCTACAAGAGGCCAGGCAAACCAAGATCCTATGATCTCTATCTTTAACGAGTGATCCCTAAACCAGACAGGGTTTAGCTCGTCGATCAGCCAGTGTTTACATTCGAGTTGGTTGGGAGAGAGTGACTCGAGTAGTCGGTCAAAGTTCTCTCTATGATTATGCCAAAACCACTTCATCACTTTGGAGTATCGGATGTCCATATAGATATATTCATGTTTTCAATGATATTATCTATATGCTGAGAGTGATATGTGTCCAGACTGGCACAAAGTATGATGATTGGTACGTAGACAACCTTAAACATATGGTTGATACGTACTCAAACCTAAAGTATGATTCGTTTGAGGTGATGACCGAAGATCGATATGAGATCCAGGTCTTTAATAAGTTACAGATCTTTGATAAGTTTAGAGACGGTCAAAACATCTACTTTGACCTTGATATGCTCATCAAAGGAGACTGCAACTCATTCCTTACAGAACGATTCACGCTCTGCCATGCATGGTGGAGACCAACATTTCATACGAAACTAAACTCCTCCATCATGTCATGGCAAGGAGATAGGTCTGACATATATAAGAAGTTCGACCAAGATCCTGAGTATTGGATGTTGAAGTACTATAAAGGTATGGATCAATTCATCGAAGAACAAGTTGATTATGATGTTTATGATAAAAGCAACTATAGCTCTATCAACTGGACAAAGGACGAAAAGCCTTACCCCGTCTACCTGTTTAATCAGCAGAAAGACCTATTGAAACAACGAGACTGGTTCTCAAAATATACAAATGCTTGATTATATCTACTCTGAGTTACACAAACCAACAAAGATGGTTGTATGGGACCTTGGTCGTCGATGCAACTATGACTGCTCATACTGCACTGGATGGATGCACTCTACAACTGCACCATTTAACTCATTTGAAAAGTACAAGAAGACAGCAGACTTTATCGACAAGTACTGGAAGATCTATGATGACTTTCATCGAGCAGATCGTAACTGGACATGCAAGATCTCATTTACAGGTGGAGAACCTGCAGTCAACCCTGCATTCTATGACTTAGTGCCATACTTGAGAGAAAACTACCCATATATGGAGTTGAACCTCACGACTAACGGAACATGGAGCAAGAGACGCGGTCAGTTCTTGCTCGATCACATGAATACGATCACGGTGTCTTATCATTGTGAAGGCACTGATAAACAGAAAGCTTTGGTGCGTGAGAACCTCTTATTCTTAAAAGAGAATCAGGCTCGTAAGAAGATGTCAAAGGTCAACGTGATGATGCATGCTGATTACTTTGATGAGTGTGTGGACTTGATCGAAAACTTCCTCAAGCCTAATGAGATCCCTTACATCCCTCGAACTATTGGAGACGATAATAAGTTTAAGTCAGAATGGTTTGAAGACGTTGACGGTAAGATGCGACGTACGACTCAGGTCTATGAGAAAGATCAGATGCAATACATCAAGATGCATTGGCAGTCAAAGAACGAACAAGTCACTCGTATCCCTATCAAGGACGTACAGTTAAGGAAGCCTCCTGCAATCTCACTTGACCAAGATGGTTTAGCCAGAAAGATGGGTCGGATGTGTTGTGGCGGCCGATGCATGACAGTAAAGAATGATGGCAAAGAAGATGACGTGATGTTCATCGAGCAGTCTAACTTTAAAGACTATCACTGCATGGTAAATTGGTTCTTCTTACATATCGAAGAAGATAAAGATGCAGTCTATCACCATCAGACATGTATGGCAAAGATCGAAGGCACTCCCATGCCAGACGTAGACTTGTCTAAGTTTACTAAAGAAAAGGCTACAGATCGAAAAGGTCCGATCTGTTCTTTGACCAAGTCAGATGATTACCTTGAATGGCTCCAAGCCCAGTTTGATGCAGGTCGTACTCCTACTGTGGTATGTCCTAACTCATACTGCGGATGTGGGATATGTGTACCAAAGGCAAAGGAGATGTCAGACTTTCGTAACATCACGAACAAGTACATCTTTAGCGGACAACTATGAAGTTCAACGTCATCCTCGATAACTCTGAGTTTAGCATAGAGTCGTGTGACCATTCGCTTGGTCATAAGTGGGCTATGCTCTTGAAAGAGACGATCGATAAGGATGGCACCGTATACTTTAATGATCGCATATACAACTTAAACTACTATTGGACCAAAGAGCGAGTCGTATATGAGTTAAATCAGTGCATCCATATCATCAACGCATGGGAACACTTTATTGACCATGAGATCGATGAAGATAAAGGTCTTGACCAAGAGCTGTTGAACATACTGCATAAATACTTCGAAGATATGAGAGGTGCGCAAGAAGACCCTAACGAGTTCTATAAGAACGCGCCTCGTAAAGTTAAACACACGATAGATCAGTATAACGTATTGATCCATCGTTATGAAGACTTTGGCAATCCTGGAAGGATCGTCGTGAACATGAACTCTGAGTTGATCGACTTAGATCCTTCAGACTATCAACATTGGACACTTGATTGGAAACCCGGTGACATTAGATTAAACTATTGTCATAAGGGAAAAACATTGTGGGATGTATTTAAAGATGATGACCTCTACGTTGGAGAAGAAAACATTCGTCCTCAACGTAAGTATTCTTCTGACTTCATCGTCTCATTTAACAATGGACCGATCAGTTATAAAGAAAAGTTTGATAGATGGTGGGATCATAACGCTGAAAGGCTCTCAGAGCTAGGTTTTGAGAAAGATGACCCTCGTAATGCGTTAGGTTATGCTGTGGTTGGCAGGCTCCAGTATCCGCCAGACGTAATCCGGGAGCAGATTTTTGGTGCCAGGAAGATACTTGGAGTGACATATGAAGATTAAACCACGATGCAAAAAGCAGAATGATGGTTATGACAAAGAGATCAGAGGTATCGCTTATGCTTCAAATGGCTATTTGCTTCCTTGCTGTTGGTTAGATGTCGTTCATATTAAACCCGAGCTCGAAGCACATGGGTTTTATGATGAAGGATTAAAACTTGAAAATAATGATACAGTTGAAGAAATCCTTACATCAGATGTGTGGGTAGAATACTTTCGAAAGTTAGATGAAGAGCCAGATAAGTGTTTGTCAAGATGTCATCTATACTGCGGAGTCAGAGATGAGTCATAGTAAGTATGTTATAGCTCAAAAGTATTCGTCGAATGCTAATATAGAGATTACAAATAAGTGTGGGCTTTATTGTGCTCAATGTGTAAGGGCTTTCCTTAAGCTTCCGAAGGATGATAAAAGACACATTGGCATGAAGCAAAAGATGAGAGAGTCTGGCGACATCAGCATCGATAACCTTCGAAAGATATTTGAGTTCTTTGAAAATAATATATCCTTATGCGGACAATTTAGTGATCCAGTATATCATAAAAAGTTCTATGATGTGCTTAGACTCTGTGCTGAGTTTCCAGATACAACGTTTAGGATCCATACTGCCTCTCATCAAAAGAACATCTCATGGTATCGTAAAGCGTTTGAGCTCACTCCTCCAAACGTGATATGGATCTTTGGTCTTGATGGTTTACCTGATACTAGCCCAATATATCGAGTTGGACAGAATGCAGAGTTAATATATCAGGCCATCGTCTTAGGCTCTGAGATGGGAAAACGGATCACATGGCAGTTCATTGTGTTTGGTCATAATGAGCATCAGATCGAAGAAGCCAAGATGCTTGCAGAGATGCATAAGTTAAACCTAAAGATTGTCAAGACAGATAGGTCCTCGTCATCGATCAAGCCTGCTTCTGATAAGTTTAAACCAGTCGTCATGTTCAAGGATGTACAACAAATAGAAAAAGACCGAGGTCTATTTGTTACCAAGGGCATAAAAGAATCCGTTGACTATAACTTTAATCTGCCCAAAGTATAAATAAACAGAGATATCGTCTAAGGTAAGGGAAGATGGCGAAATACGAAGAAATTACAATTGATCAGGGAGCTGACGTCTCGATCGAGCTACATCTTGTGAACCAAGATGGCTCTGTCAAAGACCTCACCAACCACTCTCTAGCTGCTAAGTTAAAAAGAACCTATAATAGCGATAGCGCTGACACCATTGTCTTTACACAAGGCATCTATGACCCCGCGACCGCTGGAAAATGTAGCATCTCCCTTACCAACCTACAGACAGATACGTTAAAAGCCGGAAGATATGTTTATGATGTAGAACTCTCCTTTTTAGATAGTGATGGAGATAGAGTGATAGAAAGGATCCTCGAGGGTCATATTCACGTAACTCCTTCAGTGACAAGGTGAGAGGAACATGCCGACAATCGTAAAACGTATTATTGTAGGAGTACCTACAAACAAATACATAACCAACCCTAACGACCTTAACACGCTTCAGCACGTTAACGTCGACGGTGCGGTTAATAAAGACATACTCGTCTACGATTCAGCCACTGGAGATTGGACTGCCCGTAGAGGCCAATTCTTAGGTATTGCTGATAGCGTACAGTTTGCTGAGATCCATTCTACAGGTGATGTCACCGTAGATGGTAACTTAGTAGTTAACCGTGTCCATAGTGATCTAGTACCAGACGAAGATAGCACTCATAACCTTGGTACTGCAGCTCTAAAATGGAAAGACTTGCACCTGAGTGGTGGCACGATCTACCTTGGTGGCCTTAGGATACAAGATTCTGGTGGCATACTTGTCGTACGAGATAGCGATAATAACATCGCTAAGCTTAACCTCGATCAGAACACGACTGCTGACCTTGCTGAGGACAGCACAAACCTATACTACACAAGAGCACGATTCGACTCTGCTCTTCTTGATGCGCATTCTACTCAAGTCGTTCGTTCAAAGTTTAGCGCTGGCGGAGACCTCAGCTACAACTCAACGACTGGCGTATTCTCATTTGACGTAGAACAAGTCTACACGAAAGCAAACTTTGACTCTGACTTCAACATGGCTATTGACGAAGCCACGTTGAATGGTACAGGTTTGCATTATGATTCTGCTACGAATACTCTCTCGATCGGCCAGCCGGTTGAGACCACAAGCGACGTAACTTTCAATACTGTCGTCACTACAAGCAATGTGACCGTTGGAGGTGATCTTACCGTCAATGGTACGACCACGACGATCAACTCGACCACATTGTCGGTCAATGATAAGAACATCGTCCTTGCTGATAGTGCTCCTAACGCTGCAGCTGCTGACGGTGCAGGCATCACGATCGCTGGTGCCAATGCAGACCTGACATACAATGCGGCTGCTGACGACTGGGTGTTCAACAAGGGAGTTCAGGCTCCTGACTTTGAAGGTCGTTACTTAGGCTTTGACTCTGACTTTAACGTAGCACTCGATGCTGCTGGAACTGACGGAGTTGGTCTTGCCTATGATGCCGCAACGAATACATTGTCGATCGATAGTGCTGAGCTTGCTGCGTACTTTACGACGAACAATATCACTGAAGGCGACAACCTATATTATACGAGAGCAAGGTTTGACTCTGCTTTAGGCGACGCGACTTCTACTCAGACGATTCGTAATTACTTCTCTGCAGCTGGTGACTTAAGCTATAATGCAAGTACTGGCGAGTTTAGTTTTGATGTTGAACAAGTCTATACAAAGGCTAACTTTGATAGTGACTTCAACATGGCGATCGATGAAGCCGCGTTGAATGGCACTGGCCTCTCATATGACAGCTCAACCAACACATTAAGCATCACTAACACTGGAGTCGTTGCGGGATCTTATGGTTCTACGACTCAGATCCCGATCTTCAGCGTCAATGCTCAAGGTCAGATCGACTCTATCGGCGAAGTACTCGTTGCTGGAGTTTCTTCTACTGCTTATGACTCTGCGACTGGCGTCTTAACGATCAATACTGCAGACGGTAATACGTTCCTTACTCGTTTGCATGACTCTGCAGACCATGAGAGCAGAGCTCGCTTCTCGATCAGAGTAACTGACGTTGGCGGTGACGGTTCTCTCTCATACAACCCTATCACTGGAGAGATCTCTTATAATGGTCCATCTTCTGCAGAAGTAAGAGCACACCTCAATGCTGTTGATAACGGCGGAGACGGATTCTTCTCTTACAATGAGTCAACTGGTACATTCACATACACTGGACCATCTGCTGCCGAAGTCAGAGCACACTTCTCAGCCGTTGATAATGGGGGTGACGGCAGCTTTACGTACAGTGAGTCGACTGGTGTGTTTACTTACACTGGTCCTTCTGCGACAGAGGTTCGTGCACATCTAACCGCGGTCGATGCTGGTGGTGATGGTAGCTTTACGTATGACTCTGGAAGCGGTGTATTCACTTATACAGGTCCTTCACCTACTGAAGTCAGAGCCCACTTAGTTGCTGGCACTGGTGTTGGTTATGACTCTACGACTGGCGTCATCTCTATCGGTCAACCTGTAGGAACTGGCGACTCGGTCAACTTTAGTGCTCTCGCTACGACTGGTAACGTGATAGTTGGCGGTAACTTGCAAGTCAACGGCACTACAGTTACTGTTAACTCTACCAACCTGAACATTAGTGATAACCTGTTCTACTTGAACGCTAGTGAATCAGCTGGAAGCCCAACCGCAACGATCGATCTCGGCTTTGCTGGTAATCATAACGAAGGTGGCACATATGCCCACGCTGGTTTCTTTAGAGATGCTTCAGATGCAGGTACTTGGAAGGTATTCCAAAATTACTTGCCTGAGCCTGATGCTCCTCAGATCGATACTAACGACTCTACGTTTGAGCTTGCACCGTTCCAAGCAAGTACGCTTGAAGGCCAGTACTTAGGTTTTGATTCTGACTTTGCTCAGAAGACGACGACTAACCTCACTGAAGGTAATAACCTATACTATACGAGAGCCCGATTTGACTCTGACTTGAGAGACTCGGCTACTCGTTTCTATAGCTTACAACAGTATTACTTAGCTTTAGGTAGAGACTCAAGCATCGGTGGCATTCGTCAGATGTTCTCTGCTGCTGGTGACTTATCTTATAATAGTAGTACTGGTCAGTTCTCATTCGATGTTGAGCAAGTCTATACGAAGGCTAACTTTGACTCAGACTTTAACATGGCCATTGATGAGGCAACTCTCAACGGCCTTGGTTTAAACTATGATTCTTCGACAAATACTCTCAGCTTAGCGAATACGACAGTTGATTCAGGCACGTACGGTAGTGCCACAGAGATTCCTGTCTTTACAGTCAACGCTCAAGGTCGTATCGATAGTGTTGGCACTGTTACCGTCGCTGGTGTTTCTTCTATCAACTTTGATAGTACGAACGGTAACTTTACGATCAATACTGCTGATGGTAACTCATTCGTTGAGACCATCACACTTGATCCCTTCACTACATCTAATCTAACTGAAGGCGGAAACAAGTACTATACAAAGGCTCGAGTTGACTCAAACATCGATGCTCGAGTAACAAAGGCATTTATCGATGCCTTGAACGTTGATGCTGATACATTAGACGGCTTGAACTCTACTCAGTTCATGCGTGTTGATGCCGCTACGACTCATACGTCTGGCGACATTCGCATCAATGACGGTCTCAAGTTAACGTTTGGTACGATAGATAGTGCAGACCTTGACATCTCTCATGATGGCACCAACTTATTGATGCTGAACAACGCTGCTGGTGCGATCAACGTACAAGCAGACTCCATCAATGTAGCAAACCGTGGTAATACTCCATACATGACCGCAGGTCAAGCAAATGGAGTTAGACTGTATCGCGATGGTGTTACAAGAGTACAGACGACCACGACTGGTGCTGCAGTTACTGGTTTAGTAACAGCTGATTCGATCAGCGCCACAAATATCACTGCTGATTCTGCGGTCATCACTGACATATCTGGTTCAACCGCAAACTTCACGACGATCTCTCGTACTGGAGCGACTAGCTATGCTGGTACCTGGGGTTCTGCTACTCAGATCCCTAAGTTTACGGTTGATGCATCCGGCTTCATTGATAGTATTGGTACCGTAACGGTTGCTGGTGTTGCATCTACTGCATGGGATTCTGCAACGAATGTCATGACCATCAACACTGCTGATGGTAACTCATTCAACACTATATTAGGCGGATTTACTCGCATCGATGTTGAAGACTACTTGCAAATCGGCAATGTTCGCATCTATGAAGAGTCACATGGTAGTTTGGCTATCAACAAAGACATCTTTGTGGGTGATAGTCAACAGGACATCTTAACATATACTTCTGATGACTCTACACACTCTGCTGGTCTTGCGTTAGGTATCGATAACCAGTTCCACAACGTACTTGCAGTCAAAGGAAGACTTGATTCGAATACGACGTATCTCGGTTTCCAAGGTACGAATAGCCAATTTAAGATCCGTAATAATGTAGGTAGAGCACCATTTAACTTAGAAGGTGGTACAGACCTCTTGCGCATGGACGCAAGCGGCAACTTCTATATCCCTTCTAGTACTAACTCGTCGAACAAGACGACTGGTGCTTTGGTCGTTACTGGTGGTATCGGCGTTAGCGGCAACTTACGTGGTGCTGACATCTATGCCACAGGTAATATCCAAGCAACAGGCGGTTTCACTGGTAATGTTACTGGTACTGTTAGCAGCTTGTCTAACCAAACGACTACAGCGCTTGCTGAAGGCACTAACCAGTACTTTACCAACGCTCGTGCAAGATCAGCGATCTCTGTCTCTGGCTCATTAAGCTATAACTCCAGTACTGGAGTAATATCCTTTACTCAAAGGACTACCAGCCAGATTCGTGCACTCTTCTCTGTCAATGATGCTGGCGGTGATGGTTCAATGTCGTACAACGCCTCAACTGGCGTATTGACATACACCGGTCCAAGCGCAACTGAAGTCAGAGCTAAGCTATCAGGCGGTACTGGTGTAACTTATAATAGTGGCACTGGTGTAATCGCGATTGGTCAAGCGGTTGGAACGACAGACTCAGTGCAGTTCTCTGCATTGGCTACTTCTGGTAACGTGATCATCAATGGTAACTTGACGGTTCTTGGTACACAGACGGTCAACGCTACTTCGAACTTGAGTGTTGGAAACGCATACATCAAAGTTGCTGATAGTAACAGTGCAGATACAGTCGACATTGGTATCATCGGTCGCTACTCTGATGACGGTGGTTCAACTATCCGCCGTACTGGTTTCATTCGCGATGCGACTAACGGTGAATGGTACGTATTTGATGGTTTAGTCCAAGACGGTGTTGATAGCTCATCTCCTGATCAGACCATCAACGTTGGTGGCACTGGTTGGAACCTACCCACTTGGAACTTTGGTAACCTTCGTGGTAGATACCTTGGTTTTGATTCAGACTTTGCTGTATTCTCATCGACTTACACTACTGTGTCAAGCGGACCTTATACCGCAAGTAACGCTGAGCGGATCGCAGTAGATACGACTGGTGGAACATTTACGATTAACTTACCTGCCACCCCAACGACCGGACACTATGTCAAGTTGATCGATGTAGGTAACTGGTCAACTACTGGCCTGACAGTTGGTAGGAACGGTAATACTATCGAAGGTTATGCTGATGACTTCTTTATCGATATCGGCCAAAATATCATTGAATTCATCTACATAAATAGTACTTGGCAAGTATTTACTTCTATTGGACAACGTGGACCACAAGGTCCAAAAGGTGATTCGGCTGACGCAGCAGCTTTTGCGACTCGGAGTCAATCAATTGCCTTCTCAATTGCTTTAGGATAAAAGGATAATGGCTAAAAAACTAATTCGTGACTATGTGTTTACTCCTGGTGGAGCTGGATCTGGTACGGTAAAGGTCCCTCAGCGGTATAAACTTGATAAGCTGTTGCTGATTACCAACGTAACTGATAACGTTATCATCTATAACTTTGCAGACGCTACGTTTGCAGGTACTACTGCGACTTTTACTGCAGGAAACTCTACTGATTTTCCTGCTATCAATACAGCACACGACGGTTATACGACTTTTACTCTCGCGTATGATACATCGACGATGAGCTCAAGTGACCAACTGCAGATCTTCTGTGAAGACACAGAAGATTATGGTCAAACGATTCGTCCATGGAACTTTGGTACTGATGCGATCGAACGTATTCGTGTATCGAATCCGCAGTCAATGATCGATGCTGACTTTGAATATGGTCTTCAGCCTACAAAGTGGGCAGGCTATGGTATTGTGAAAGGGTATCCTTCCACATATGAGTTGCCCGGTGTTGACCTTACTGTTTCTACGATTGTGACTGACTATACTACGACGAGTAGTACGAATAGCGTTATCACAGTTACCTTTACGACGGCACATGGATTATCTGTTAATGACGTAGTAAACGTGACAGGATTGAACTCAGGTATCGGAGGCTTCTCTCGTGCTGATGGTAGCTTTATCATCTATCAAGTGCCAAGTAGTACTAGTCTGAAGTACTTTGCTCGAGGTCTTGTTGGTGCAACTCCTGGAGATTCTCTTTATACAGAAGAAACTTTAGTTAAACTAGGTAAGTTGTTTGATGGTGCATCAATCCCAGTATCATCAGTCACAAGTAATGGTGCAGACCCGTCTATTATTACATTGAACTTTTCAGCTCCTCACGGGTTGATCCCAGGAACAAACATTCACGTAGCTCTTGGTTCAGGAACGAACGCAGCTCTTGGATCTGGTCCATTCTTTATCAAGTCAACACCTTCGTTGACTTCTATGACTTATACTGCCAGAGCAGGAGGTGCAATCAGTAGTCCTGGTGCTCCTACGCTCTATGCGTTATCAAACGCCACGATCGTGCATAGACCGTTTGACGGCGGTGTTATCTTATCAACAAAGACGCCGACGTATGCCGCAACCGTTGTACGACAGACGAAACGTTATTTCCGTTATCAATCAGGTAAAGGTTTCTTATGGTCGTCGGGTACTCTCTTTGCTCCTAACTATGACTTACAATCAGTCACAGCGAGTGGTACTGCAGCGAGTTCTACAATTACTGTAAAGACTGATGATATCGATCACGGTTTACAACCAGGTGCAGTTGTTGAACTTGATGGAATAATTACTAGTGGATATGAAGGTCAATATACCGTACAAACTATTGTAGACGATTATACGTTTACTTTAACAGCTGCTGGTACCCTCGGAGATACTACTGCTGTCCTTGAAGCAACTTCAAAAGTATATGTAAAGTCTTGGGTTGGTAGTTGTGTGCGTGCTGGATTGTTTGACGACCAAAACGGAGTGTTCTTTGAGTTTGACGGTCAATATTTGTACTGTGTAAAGAGAGCAGCTTCTCAGAACATTACCGGTACTCTCGCAGTTACTCAAAACAGCGCTACGGTTACTGGAACCAATACTCGATTCACCGAACAGGTCAGAGCCGGTAGTAGGATCGTGATTCGAGGTATGACTCACTTTGTGACTCAAGTCGTGTCTGATACTTCAATCTATGTTACGCCAGACTATCGAGGCATCACTGCTTCAGGCGTGAGAGCCCAACTGATTGAAGAAGTGCGCGTTCCTCAATTCAGATGGAACTTAGATACTGTTGATGGTAATGGCCCTAGCGGTTATAACTGGAACCTGAATAAGATGCAGATGATCGGCTTGCAATATAGTTGGTATGGTGCTGGTTTTATTGATTTCATGGTTCGTGGAAGTAACGGTAACTGGACTTACGTCCATCGTATGAAGAATAACAACATCAATAACGAAGCTTACATGAGAGCTGGTAACTTACCAGTTCGTTACTCAATCGAGAATGATGCTCCTACGACGTACTTAACAGCAGGCATTGATGCTTCGACTGGAACTATCCCAATCGCGGACTGTACTGAGTTCTCAGATGAGGGTACTCTCTTGATCGATAACGAGATCATCAGTTATACTGGTAAGTCAGTCTCTGAGGGCCCAGGTAACTTGACTGGTGCGACTCGTTCTGCTACATTAGTTCAGTACCAACAAGGTACGACGAACAACCTGACAGCTGGATCTGCAGCAACTCATAATAATAACGTTGGTGTGATTGAGATCTCTAATACATGTAGTCCGACGCTCACTCACTGGGGTTCAGCGTTGATCATGGATGGCGGATTTACCGAAGACCGTGGTTACATGTTTAACTACCAAGATGTACATCGATACACTACTACCACGAAAGTAACAGTGTTCATTATTCGTTTGGCCCCAAGTGTGGACAACGGTCAGGTCGGTCGACTTGGTGCAAAGAACTTGTTAAATCGATCACAGCTATTGTTAGAAGGTATCACGATTGCTGGAGCAAACGGTACATCTTCTGGAGCCATTATCGTTGAAGGCATCTTGAATCCGAAAAACTTCGTTGATGCCACATGGAATAGCTTGACATCTGAAAATGATGGTGGACAACCTAGTTTTGCACAAGTTGCAACTTCGGTGACATGGTCAACTGGTTCATATGCGTTACCTGGTGAACAGATTTTTGGTGCAGTATTTCCGGCGGCTGACACTGGATCTGTTTCAGAAACACTCGATTTAAGAAAACTAAAAGAACTCACTGGTGCACCACTTGGTGGAGACTATAAGTTCCCAGATGGCTCAGACATCTTAGCTATCAACGTACGCACTACCACCGGCGCAGCACGAGTCTCTACGATGCTCCGATGGATGGAGGCGCAAGCTTAACAGGAAAGTAAATGGCAGTAAATCTTAGTAATTTCCTATCAACGTCTTTCGTCCTTGATGTACTCGACTCTTCTGAAGTCGCGGCTATTGTCGTATCTACTCCTGGCATCCCGCTAGATTCAAACACGACAGGAAATTATGTAAAAGCAATTACTGCAAGTGACGGCGTTGTAGTCGCAGGCTCTGGCGCTCATGGAGCCACGGTCGTCTTGTCAGTCGACTCGAGTAGAGTGGTGATCCCGAACGCTACTCAGACTCTGACGAACAAGACGATCAACCTTACGAATAACACTTTATCGATGACGGTCGGGCAACTTAATGCTGCCTTGACTGGAGATAACGTCGCTACATTGACTGGTACAGAGACTCTTACAAACAAAACTCTGACTAGTCCAACGATCAATACACCGAGTGTATCGGGTGGTTCTTTTACAGACCTTACTACCTTTGGTTTAAGGGATGTAACGACTACCGCTTATGAGACGAGAATCGTTTCAAACAACGCTTCTCCTGCTTTGAGTGCGGATCGTACTCTTACACTTGACGTCAACAACGCAAACCGTACGATCTCATTAACAGGTGATATTACCGTCGCTGGATCATTCACGACTAGCGGCGCGTTTGGTTTGACCTTGACCCAGACAGGCACGACTAGTGTTACATTGCCTACGTCTGGTACTCTGGCTAATCAGTCATATGTTACGAGTACGATCGATTCTAACTATGTCCGACTCAGACAGAGTTATGACTATGCATCGTTGACGAATCGCGCTGGACAGATCGTCAACTCAGACATCAACGCATCTGCTGCGATTGCTGATACTAAGCTTGCTACTATCAGTACCGCAGGAAAAGTATCAAACAGCGCAACGACTGCTACGAGCGCCAACACAGCCAGCGCAATCGTTGCAAGGGATGGCTCTGGT